ATGTTTTCTAAAAAAAGAAAAGGTTCTTCCTTAGCAACCATAGTAAGCTATACGTTACCCACCCTCCATACTGGCAAGAACTGGTATGTGGATTTCACTGCATACGACCCAGCAGAACAAAAGATGAAGCGCAAGAAATATATGCTGGATGGAATAAGCAAAATCACCGAACGTAGAAAAAGAGCTGCTGATATTATTGCAACTGTTACCGCCAGACTTCGTTCCGGATGGAACCCATGGGCAGATTTATCTAATTCTCGCCAATATGCAAAAGTGGAAGATGTGATTAAGATGTATGCAAAATACCTTGATAAACTGCAAAAAGCCGGCAGCATCAAACCCAATACATTCACAGACTACAATAAGAGACTACGTGTACTCTGTGATTATATGCAAAACCACACCTTGCCAATCATGTACATTTACCAATTCAACCTAACCTATATTAGTGATTTCCTGGACTATCTCCTACTTGACCGTGATTCAAGCGCCCGTACCCGAAACAATTATAAGATATGGCTCTCATCATTCTGCTCATGGTTAGTCGAAAAACAATATATGGAAACTAATCCGTGCGAACGTATAAAGTCACTCAAGGAAGAAGATAAAAAACGCACTGCAATCTCTCCAGAGGATTTAAAGCGAATCACTAAATATCTGTCTGAAAATGATCCTTATTATCTTCTTGTCTGCCGAATGGAGTATTACACATTTATTCGTCCAGAAGAACTGACAAACATTAAGTTATGCGATATAAACCTAAAGGAACAAAAGATACTTGTAGCATCAAACATATCTAAAAATCGACGAGATGGCATGGTCGGATTGAATGATGAAATAATAAAGCAAATGATTGATTTGCATATATTCGATAACGATACCAACTGCTATTTATTCAGTAAAGGCTTCAAACCTGGCTATAAGAAGATTACTACCCGAGTGATTAGAGACAGATTCTATAAGCTCCGTTCAGTTTTAAAGTTACCAGATACCTATTTATTTTACAGCTTCAAAGATTCCGGAATCCGTGACTTAGCTAACTCTGCCGGTATAGTAGTTGCCCGTGATCAGGCAAGGCATACAGATATATCAACGACCAACAAATATTTGAAAGGAAGTTCTCTGACGGTACATGAAGAAACAAAACACTTTGTCGGAGAACTATAAAGGAGCAGCTTATTCAGCCACTCCTTCTACAAATTCCTTCAACCGATACAATCTATCAATAGCCGGATTATAGAAAGCATCCGGATAATGCTGCTTTATATCGCAGATATTCGCATTAACATACATGGAGGTGTCAAAAATATGTTCTGCCTCACTTAGCATCACCTCCTTGGGTAACTGGGTTGTTTGTGCCCATTCGATTATTGCCTTGACGGATTCCTCGTCGTAAGCATATTTACTTTCTTCTGCCATAGCTACTTTATATAATCATTTATAATTGAAAATACGCATCGTTCGCCATATCAACGGCATCCTCCAGACTGCCGCCACTTTCTTCCACAAATGCGACTATCGCATTTATGAATTCATCAAAGGAGGCAACACCCTCACCCAAAGTCCTGGCATTGTATTCCTCCTCTGTAAAACCTATATTCTCTATCAATTCCGTTTTCATTGAAACAAGCAAATACCGTTTCTTTTATAAATATGAAAAGCCCCGACGGAAGCCGGGGCCACTTATCAAATGAATGATAAGTAAAACTACTACAGCAACAAAGGTATGTTTTTTCTACCACATAAACAAATTATAACTCACCCCACCACCGACATAAAAACCACCCGGATAGCCATATCCTACCTGCAACCCTAATCCCCAGCGCTTCCTCTTCGGCTTGACAACCACCGGATGATAAATATCATTCGTCACCGTCTGATACACCGTCTTAGGAAATACCTGTAAACTATCCAGCCGAGGGTCTACATATCCACTTACCACAGCACGATACGAACTGTTTCTATATACTACTTGCTTACGATGAAGCAAGGTATCACCTATCCGTGTCGTATCATCCGACACGAAACGCCAGAACACAGCCATCGGCGCAGAGATAAGCATCGTATCTACCTTGACAACCGTCTTTATCTTCGTCTCTACACGAACTTCAGCCGGAGGCTGCTCATGCGGACGGAACCAAGCCGTCACACAAGCAATTGCCAGCAGTACAATTAATATCCACGGTAACTTTTTCATAGTCCCAGATATTTCATAATGCCCCATACGTGCAGATTCACAATTGCCAGTTTTCCTTCTTCGGACAACAAGAACTCCACATCCTCTTTATTATCCTGAAACAGATTTTCCGTAAGGACAGCCGGACACTTTGTGTGCTTCAGTATGTAGAATCCATTTTCTTTATCCTGGTCTCCATCCGTCATGTCCTTGCGTATCTTCATTCCCGGCAGACAGTGTTCGGCATTCTCGTACAGACAAGTCGCCAACTTATCCGCTTTTGTTTTGCCAACAGAAGTCCACTCTTCCCAACCACGGGCAGACATCCAATCACTTCCATTACCGGCAGCATTGCAGTGGATAGAAACAAGTACAGCCTCAGAAGCCTTATACTCGTTTGCCCTACGGCATCTCTCTGCCAGTGGAACATCTATCTCTTCCTTGACGATACGCTCAGCGTCAATGCCATTCTTCCTTAACTCCATTACCAGCCGTTCAGCTATCTCACGGGTATAGGCATACTCCCTTAACTGGCCGTCCGGAGAACGCTTACCGGGAGTATTACTACCATGTCCGTTGTCAATCAATACTTTCATTTTTCTTCCTCCTTATCAATTTCGTTTTCAATTCTTCCAATCACTTCCTGGACGTGCGAGGGCATCGCACGCTTGAACTCAAACCTTATCAAATGGTAGATTATCCGGAAAGCCTTATTCTTCGGGTATGCTGTAATCAGGTTCTTGAATGCGTTTTGCAAATACACGTATGAGAAAACATATGTAATAGTCTTTATAACAATGAGAGCACTTTCACCGTCACCTATTGAATCCATAAAGACGAACACCACCTCAATAATAACCAGGTACAAGAGCAATTCTGCCAATGCATTCTTAAACTTACTCCACTTGAAATTCTTGCACCGAATAATACTCACGCCATCGGCACGCATACCGCACCAGATATTAAAGGCAAACATCACCGCCAAAGCTATAAGGAAGCCTTGGGTAGGTGTCAGATACGCTAATGTCGAACTAAATAACGACACGCATATCACACGAATTTGGTCTAATGTCAATAATCTATCCATTTTCAAATACCATATAATTATTAATACTACCAACCACTTTTTTGTCGAACAATTATTAAAAGAAGTAAGCCATCATCATATATGAAATGTTCCATAATATTCCACTGACATGGGATGTCAATGCAAAGCTACCAGCATCTGCCGCCTCGAAAAAGGACATAAAAAAAAGAGCTCGATGACAACGTAAGTTGCCACCAAGCTCTTGGTGTTTATATGCATTTCTACAAGCAAATATAGGGAAATCCGATTACTTATTGCATCCTTTTTAAATGGTCATCCAATGTTTTAGGATTGCATTTCAATTTTCTACAAATGGCAGCTTTAGAATATCCGTATTCAAGCATAGTTTTAATCAATCCTTCTTTGCCCGTCAGCTTGTAATGCGAGTTATGCCCACCCTTATGCCGCCCTAATTTCTGTCCTTCGGCAACACGCCTGGCAAGACCTTCTTTGGTCCGTTGCGAAATCAAATCACGCTCAATCTGAGCTGACAGACCAAAAGCGAAGGCAAGTATCTGAGACTGTATATTGTTACCCAACTCATACTTCTCCTTTACAGTCAGAACAGTGATTTTTTTTTGCATGAGAGTGTTTAGAATGCTCATCACTTCCATCAGACGACGCCCAAGACGACTAATTTCAGAGCAAATAAGGGTATCACCCTTTTTAAGTTTTTTCAGCAAAGCGCCAAGCTTCCGTTCTTTTGCAGACTTGGTACCGGATATGGTTTCCGACACCCATTTGTCTATTTGCAGTTCTCTTATCTTACAAAATCTCTCGATCTCAAATTTCTGATTCTCAACCGTTTGTTTGTCTGTACTGACTCTAATATACGCGTAAATCATTTTTCACGCAAAGATATAAAACTCAATTACAAGGTAGAAAATAGCACATCCTTATAAGATGCCTATCCAAAGTTATCGGATTACATTGCAGCCTTCTACAAATGGCGGCTTTGGAATATCCGTATTCAAACATCTTTTTTATTAGCCGTTCCTTTCCAGTCAATTTATAATGGGAATTCTGAACACCTGGTTTTCGTCCAAGCTTCATCCCCATGGCTACCCGCCTGGCAAGTCCGGCTTTGGTTCTCCTTGATATATCTTCCCACTCTCTTTGAGCAAATAAGACCTTTAAAAACGTATCTTGCACAGAATCTGAATCATCTTTAATAAGCTTGTCATCACGGATTTCCACAATATTGGCTTTGGCTATCAGACAATGAGATATGATAGCTATAACCATATACGCACAACGTCCAAGTCTTGAAAGTTCCGTAACATATATGGTATCGCCTTGGTCTATCGTATTCAGTATCTTACCTAATTTCCGCACATTGGGATGCCTGGCACCAGACACACTCTCTTCAATCCACTTATCTATAATGAGCCCCTTGCGCTTGCAATATTGCATAATCTCGTACCGTTGGTTTTCAACGGTCTGTTTTTCACTGCTGACCCGTATGTAACCGTAATTCATAGGATTCTGTTTTTCTCCTTTAAAAGTAAGAATTTATATGCAATTAATAAAGTATCGAACATAAAGTTTTCATAATCCGGAGGATTCGCCCCTTAAATGTGTTAAGTATGGCAGAGAAGCAGGATATTAGAGAAGAGC